AGATGGGCGAAACTACCTAGTGATCGCCGCTGCCCATGTTGCAGACGTATCCGGGTAGAAAGCCGCCGATGGATTGTCTTGAGCTATGTTCAATTGCAAGCGCTTAAATGCGTACCCGATCATCTTAAGGAAATAGCCGAAGAATGCCGAAAGAAAAAAGCTGTTTGTAGGAGCTGTGCAATGCACACACTAAGAGACTTCGTTTGGGGACGATCGGTGTGATGTGCTGGTACATCGACCGAGCCGGCCAGCCGTTTAAGATCGTTGACAACCGAGCCGCTTACATAGGCCGTATGGACGAGCTCCCGCGTTCTTATGAGCGCGCGAGCGCGGAGCAGCGTGCCTTGTTTGATGAGCACAATCAACTAGTATGGGAACTCGTTATAGAGAACATGGGTCTAATCCATTATATGGCACGAAAGTTCCCGCACAAGCCTGGCGTTGCAGACGAGGTAGGGTTGGATACGCTGCTCCGCGCAGCGGCCGGCTGGGACCCGGATAAAGGCAAGTTTTCTACCTATGCTTGCACAGCGTTATATCGCGCTTATGTGCGGCATCGACCTATGCTCACATGTGAACCTTTTGAGGAGTCTGTCGAGCAAACATTCGAACTTGATACTGAGGAGGAGTTACAATACATATTGAACAGCCTTGATGAACACGACCGCTGCTTGTTGCAGCTGCGTTATATTCATCAGTTAGAATTAAATGATATAGGCGAAGCCATGGGCCTAGTTAAGTCTACCGTTCACTATCATGTTACCCAAGCGTTGAGGAGGGCGCGAGATGTCTGGTCCGCCTCCAGAGGGACATGATAGACAATGCCAAGCGAGGTCGAGAGTAACGAGACAGCGTTGCAGACGTTGGGCGTTGAAGGGTAGGAAGTATTGTCAATTCCATGGTGGGCGGCGTCAGCCAGTAAGGACGGACAACTTGCCTAGATATAGCAAACATCTCGGGAAGGTACTACAGGATAAGCTGAATGAATACCTCAGTGAACCACATAGCGAAATGCTAGGACTATATGAGGAGTTAGCAATCGCTCGTGTAACTGTTGAGGACAGTCTAAAATTGTTTGATGCGGCTATGAATAAGGGAGACACAGCAGCGAGAATGACTGCGTCAGATCTTATCAGAACAGCGCTCAATCATGTGCGTGACATGTGCCTCGCCGCAGCGAAAATCGAACGTGAAGCGGAGGACAAAGTGAGCCTCAGAGTGGTGCAACTTTTTTCAAATCAGATCGTCCGTTGCATCCACCGAGTCTGCCCCGACCGGGGGCTCGCAATTAGGCTTGAGCGAGAGATTAGGGAAAATGTGCGTCTACCTAAGGAAGTCGATACAACAGGCGTCGATTTTACAGTCGGCGATCAATTAAAGGATATGGACTTGTCAACGGAGCCAGGCGATGAAGATAATGATAGTGGAATTGATAAAGGACAGGAATAGGTACTATTGTAATGGTAATGAAATCTCAACAGAGCGAGCCGAGCAAATCCAGAAGATGGCACGCCCATACTTACCACCCGGCGCAAGCGAAGCTCTGGAGAACGAAAGCGAGATTCGTGGCAGTACCAGCGGGTCGAGGGGGTGGCAAAACGGAAATAGCGAAGCGCCGTTTGGTGATGTCCCTGGCCCAGAAGAAACCGTGGATTGATCCGCGTTACTTCTATGCGGCGCCTACGCGCGATCAGGCCAAGCGAATCGCATGGGACGATCTCAAAGCACTCATACCAAAGAACTGGCTGCACTCCCGTTCAGTCTCTGAATCTGAATTGACGATCACCACAGTGTTTGGAAGTAGCGTCTCGGTTGTTGGGTTTGACAAACCACAACGTATTGAAGGTGTTCAATGGGATGGCTGTGTTATCGACGAGTCTTGCGACGTGCGTCCCAAGGTGTTCGACCTGAACGTGTTGCCTGCACTGACATGGCGGGACGGGTGGTGTTGGCGCATAGGCGTTCCAAAGAGGCAGGGCATTGGGGCATCTGAGTTTCGTCGCTGGTATAACGACATCCTGGAAGGGCGCATTGAGGACGCAGAAGCTTACACATGGGTCTCCGCTGATGTGGTTCCACCGAAGGTTGTTGAGTGGGCTAGACAGAACCTTGACAAGAAGGATTTTGATGAACAATTTAATGCGAAGTTTGTCAATGCTGGTGGTGGTATATTCCACGCGTTCGACGAGAGCCGCAATGTGCGGCCTTGCCCATATCGACCTGACCTACCAATAATCGTTGCATCTGATTTTAATGTTGATCCGATGGCTTGGGTGTTGTGCCATGTCGTGGGTGATACAGTCGAGGTGTTCGACGAGCTGTATGAGAGAGATACAAACACGCCAGCGTGTCTGAATATCCTGTGGAATAAATATGGCACGCACCAGGCTGGGTTTCACTTCTATGGTGACGCTGCATCGAGGCAAAGGAAGACGAGTGCTTCCAAGAGTGACTACATTCTGATACAGAACGATAAGCGATTCAAGAGAGCAGGACGCAAAGTGTCTTACCGCAAAAGTAATCCTCCTGTTGCAGATCGTTTCGCATCGTGCAATTACATGCTGTGCAATGCAGCGGGCCAGCGGCGTATCTTTATCGACAAGTCATGTGTGAATTTAACTGATGACCTTGTCGCACGAAGTTACAAGCCAGGCACAAATGATCCAGATGGCACGGGTGATATCGGTCATATATCTGACGCTCTTGGATACTTTATTCATTACAAGTTCCCCATCAAGATCGCTCCAAGTCAAGGAGCTCGAATTGTACTAGGAGGCCAAAAGAATGGCTGAACAAACGAAGGCACAAATTATCGGGTTTGCATCAAAAGAATTGGGCAACCCATTACCTGCAAGTTATGCTACGTATCGAACGATGCGAAAGCAGCCTACTGTTGCTCTCGCTAGAGCGCTATCTGCTGCACCGATTATGGCCGCCGATTGGACATTCGAAGGCGAGGATGAAGAGAAGCGTAAGTTCATTGAGCAAATGTTTGAACCGCTTCGACATCGCATCTTAGAGAGTGCCATGTTCGGTGGTATTGACTTCGGGTGGCAAGGCTATGAAAAGGTTTTCGACGTCGTCGATGGGCGCCAGCAACTGGTTAAATTGAAACCGCTTCTTCAAGATATTACTATTATATTAATAGATGAAAAAACGGGCGCATTTGCCGGCTTCAAACAAGATCAGTTTGAGCTTCCATTAGAGAATTGCTTGCTGATATCGTTTCGCGTTGAAGGCACGATGTGGTATGGTAATTCATTACTTGAAAATGCGAGAGCCCAGTACAATGATTGGGACGAAAACAATGAAACTGCAAAGGTGTATGATCAGAAGGTTGCAGGCGCTCACATTGTGGTCAAGTATCCACAAGAGATGATAATTACAAAGCCTGACGGTACTGATATAACAGGTTATGAAGCAGCCCAACAGATCGTAACTGATCTCGAGAATAATGGTTCCATCGCTGTGCCTAATACACTTGATTCTGAAACAGATATCGGGTGGTGCATTGACATTCTTGAGGATCAAGGTAAGCGAACAACTGATTTTGTGTCAAGAGCCAAGTATCTCGATTCGTGTATCGTACGCGCATTACTTTTGCCCGAACGAGCTATCCTTGAAGGTGAGTTCGGAACCAAAGCTGAAGCAAAGACGCACGCTGAAATCGCAGTTACGCATATGGAGCTTATACATCAGTCTATAACTGAGATTATAAACTGGCATGTCGTTGATCAAGTTCTTGAAATGAACTTTGGCGAAGAAGCTAAAGGTTCAGTCAAGATTATACCTGCTCCACTTGTCGATGATCGCAGGAAATTGATCGAATCATTGTATGTGAAAGTGCTACAGAATCCTCAAGCGGCGATCGCAGAATATTCGTCTTGGGATTTGCCAAAGCTGCGTGATCTTTTCGGGATACCCGCAAATCTTTCAGAGCATACAGAGATCGTAGATGAGGGTATGGACGGTGATGAAAGGAAAAGTCTTGAAGACACTGAAGACGGAGAGGCATCTGTTTCTGATAGCTCCGAAGATTTTGACGACGTCGCTTAAGTATATCGTTGCTCAAAAGTATGGGCTATTAAAACCGAGTACAAATAGTAAAAATGTGCACAAGTTAAAGCTTCCATACCAGAAGCATAACGCACCAATGTTTACTAGGTTTCGTAATTTAATAAAAGTAGGCTTTGCTAGGAACCCTTGGGATAGGATTCTGTCATACCAGTCAGACCCTATCATTAAAAACCGACGATGTTGTATGGGTCTGAATCAGAATGCAACTTTTGACGAGCTCCTAGAAGAATTACAACATTTTGCAGATTATGAACTTGATTGTCATTTACAATCTTATACGTTTTTATTGAAAAGAAACGGAAAATACGTACACGATGTTCTTATACGGTTTGAGCACGTCACTGAAGACTGGAAAAAGATTCAAGAGGTTGAAGATTTTCCTGATCTTCCACATATGAGAATATCACATCGAGATCATGTATGGACAGAACGACAAATAGAACTCGTAGCAAAGAGGTATAAAGATGACGTCGAGTTCGGTAACTACACTCCTCCGCGACCAGGCACCCTTGATAAGAGATAGTGTTTTCGCAGCTGCACATGCAGGTGTTGACACGAGGCGCTCTTATAAGAATGGTGTAAAGTTTGGTAACGTAAAATATATGTTACGCGATACAATGGTCCTTGCTTATCTAAAAGGTTATGAGCGAAGCTTTCAAGATGCTTCTATAGCCTTCGGTTTATATGATAATGCTATCAACTTTCAACGTCAACGATTGAACTTAACACAAGCTCAAATAAAGATGTTGAAGGTACGCTTTGGGAAGATGGTTGATAACGTATTAGGTACTACAACTGATTATGTGAATCGAGAGCTTCAAAAGACTTTACTTGATATTACAAAGAAAGGTTTACACACAGCTCAAGGTGCGATAGAGGTTCAGAAGAAGTTCGCAAAGCTAGGCCTGAGTGCAGAACGATCGTATCTTTACGAAGGTATCTTTAGAACACAAACAGCTATGGCATATTCAGCTGGTCGTTGGGCGGCAGATCAGCATCCAGCCATTCAAGAGATCTTATGGGGCTATGAATACGCGACTGCTGGTGATAATCGCGTACGACCAGAGCATGCTGATCTTGATGGAATCACTTTACCTAAGGATGATGTGTTCTGGATAGAGTATTATCCGCCTAATGGTTGGGCTTGTAGATGCCAAGCCATTCATATTTATGGAGAAGAAGCCATACCTAAGCCTCCAATTGGGAAA